TATTAACACTAAAACTTGGTAAGGCAAAAGTTCCTATGGTTGTTACAAACCATACCTATGACGTTGTGGGTTCTATGTTCCCAACAAAAGAAATGGGTGGTGGTTCTGGATTGAAGTATGCGGCCTCATCTATTGTCTATCTTTCAAAGAAGAAAGAAAAGGACGGTACAGAAGTTGTTGGTAACATCATCCATTGTAAGAATGCAAAGTCACGTTTGACTATCGAAAACAAGATGGTGGACGTAAGACTTATGTATGAACGTGGACTTGATAGATACTATGGACTACTTGAACTTGCACTGAAGTATGATATCTTCAAATCTGTTTCTACTCGTATTGAGTTGCCTGATGGTACAAAGACATTTGGTAAGACTATCAACAATCAACCAGAAAAGTTCTTTACCCCAGAGATTATGGAACAGTTGGATGCAGTTGCTAGTAAAGAATTCAAGTATGGACAACGTGTAGAGGAAATTGAAGTTGAAGAAGAAACTGAACAAGATTGATATATCAAGAGCATATGTGTATTGTAACGATCAGTCTAAGGAGTGGACAGCCCTTAGACTTACTGCACTTACAGATTATGAAGATGTAATTTTTAAGTATGGAAAGATTTCAATAGACGAAAATGAAAAAGATGATAATGCTTCTTTACAATTCGACTATGATGTGTTAGTATCACCTAACGTACCAAAAGAAGAATTAGAGAAAGATATAGAATTTAAGAATGTCATGGGTGATATTCTTATTCATATCTTAGAAGAACAATTACAAAAGGACTCAATGAAGTATGTCAATACAGACGATTGAAAGAACTACACTAAGTAACTTAGTATACAATGAACCATATGCGAGAAAGGTGCTACCTTTCATCAAACCAGAGTATTTTTCAGATCGTCACGAAAGAGTTGTATTTGAAGAAATCAATAAGTTCATGGATAGGTATGGTAATCAACCTACAAAAGAAGCCCTATCTATTGAACTTGATAATAGAAAAGACTTGAATGAAGATGAGTTCAAGTCAGTTCTAACGGTTGTAGAAACACTATCTGATGCACAGATTGATATGCAGTGGCTAGTAGACACAACAGAAAAGTTTTGTAAGGATAAGGCAGTCTACAATGCTATCCTAAACGGTATTCAGATTATTGAAGGGAAGGATAAAGAACATACTTCAGAGGCAATACCATCTATCTTATCTGAGGCACTTGCAGTTGCATTTGACCAGAATGTAGGACACGACTATGTAGAACAAGGTGAAGAACGATTTGAGTTCTATCACAAAGTAGAAGAAAAAGTAGAGTTCGACTTGGATTACTTTAACAAGATTACCAAGGGTGGACTCCCACAGAAAACTTTGAACATTGCCCTTGCTGGTACTGGTGTTGGTAAATCGTTATTCATGTGTCACATGGCTGCGTCAACCCTCATGCAAGGTAAGAATGTTCTTTATATAACTTTGGAGATGGCAGAAGAAAGGATTGCAGAACGTATTGATGCAAACCTGATGAATATCACAATGGATGACTTACATGAGTTACCCAAAAAGATGTTTACTGACCGTTTATCCAAAATACAAACAAAGACCAACGGAAAGTTAATTATCAAAGAATATCCTACTGCATCTGCACACACAGGACATTTCAGAAGTTTACTAAAAGAACTGGCACTGAAGAAATCATTTAGACCTGATATTATTTTTATCGACTACTTGAACATCTGTGCCTCTTCACGATTCAAGGGGAATGCAAATGTCGGATCATATTTCTATATCAAGGCGATTGCCGAAGAACTTAGAGGGCTTGCAGTTGAGAATAATGTACCAATTATGTCGGCGACACAAACTACTAGAGGTGGATATGCGAACAGCGACATTGGATTGGAAGATACGTCAGAATCTTTTGGTTTGCCTGCTACGGCTGACCTCATGTTTGCGCTTATATCAACAGAAGATTTGGAAAGTCTAAATCAGTTGATGGTAAAACAATTGAAGAATAGATACAATGATCCAGGCACTAATAAAAGGTTTGTGGTTGGTATCGACAGAGCTAGAATGAAACTATATGATTGCGAACAGGAAGCACAAGATGACATTATTGACAGTGGACAAGATGAAGGAGCAGCATTTGATAAAACAACTTTCGGAGTGGGTCTTGGAAAGAGCAAGACTTATGAGAAATTTACGGACATCAAAGTATAAGAAGCCAAAGTACTTTGTACACAAGAACGGTATATGGTGGGAAGTTGTTGAATTTCCTACTAACGATATTGTGCGTTCTTTTTCTAGAAAGATTGACGCTGAAATGTTTTCAGAACAACTTACTAAGAATCCACCTTTTGGTGAACGTGGAATACCGAAATTTTTGAAGGGAAATCCTTTACAGGTTGACATTTCTGAATAATCTGTTATTATAAATAGTATTGAAATTATTTGTATGAATGGAAACGGTGTAAAATGTCAATTAGAAAAGCCTATCGGCAACTAAATCCTGTATCTATCACAGAAGTTAATCATGTAGATAGAATTACAAAATTATATATTTTGCATGAGAGAGTGGATACAACTCTCAATGCGTCTGTTACTGAGCTGTTTCCATGTCTGGCATTTAATAAAAAGTTCAGACCTTCTTCAGTGGAAGATTTTAAACAATTCCTTTACAAATTGAATCTTAATACTGCAAAATCATCTTTTGATAGAAAAGATGCTGATGCGGCGAAACTTGTTATTGAAAAGTTGCCAACTATGGCAGAAAAGTTTCTCAAAGATAAAATGGAAAATGCCATTGGTATAACCAACTATCTTTATAATTTGGATGCAACGAAACCAATCAAAAATGTAGTTTGGGGATATCGTGCAAAACCTAGAGGCATTCCTAAAAATCATGCTGGAGATATTTTTGTATTTTTCAAGGATGGCACTAAGATTGGTGTTAGTCTCAAAGCTGGTACAAAGAAATCTAAAGAACCACTAAAAAATACATATGTTGGTACTCAATATAAAGCGCTCGGACTTTCTACAGATAAGTTGCAGAGTGAGTTGTGGACTAGAGTTTATTCTAAAATTCCTGGCATCAGTGATGTTGCAGATAAGAATAACTTTGTTAAGAATAAAGAAGTTACTCGTTTATATGTAGACCATTACGTCAATGCAACCTCAGCTGCTGACGATTTGTATAAAGAAATGTTGGTTGTTGCTAGGGAACAGTTTTGCAAAGAATTAAACAAGTTAGATACTCAATCATTTATTTCTTGGGTTAAAGATACTTTTAACTTGCAACGTAAGGATGATGAAGTGCCTTTGGTTATGGTTAAAGCAGTAGGAACTACTGCTGAAGAGAAGGGCGATGATATTGTTGACATGATTCCTCTTACAACTAATTTTCATGCATATCTAAACAAAAACTCTGTACAAGAGTATTTAATTGATATACACACTCCTCAAGATAAGAAAACATTAAAGATGACAATAAGGTCTGATTCTGGCGTTCGTCCAGAAAAAGGTGTATCTGGCCAAGGAAGATTAGGACAATATCTTCAACTCAAAATGCAATATAGTGGAACACTATAATGATAAACTTTAGTTCATTTCTTACAGAGGACAAGGGTGGAAAGAACCTACACCTAGAACATATTGAGGATGAAATCCTTAACTATGGTATTTCTGGTGGACGGGCTTCAATTAACTTTGTTCGTTCTCTAAGAGATATGCTTGCTGGTGCATCACGTTCATCAATCGACATGACTGTAAAGTGGGATGGAGCGCCTGCAATATTTGCTGGTATTGACCCTGCCGATGGTAAGTTTTTTGTTGCAAAGAAATCGGTATTCAACGTAGAACCAAAACTTTATAAGTCAGAAGCAGAGATTGATGCTGATGGTTTGTCTGGTTCACTAAACAGCAAATTCAAAGTTGCACTTGCAGAGTTTTCTAAGTTGGGTATTACAGATGTTCTCCAAGGAGACTTGATGTTTACAGATGATGTAGATACCACAGATATAGAAGGAAAAAAGTATTACACATTCCAACCTAACACTATTGTATACGCAGTAGATGTTAATTCGGATTTGGGTAAGAAAATTAAAAATGCAAAGATTGGTGTCGTATGGCACACAACATACAAGGGTGCAGAACTACAGGATATGAAAGCATCATTCGGTGCAAACATTAGTGGACTGCAATCTCCATCAACAGTATGGATGGATGATGCGACATACAAAGATGTATCTGGTAAAGCCACAATGACTGAAAAGGAAACATCTGCTGTGACAGCATCTTTATCATCTGCTGGTACAACATTCAGAAAGATTAATTCCACCCTGTTAACATCCTTTATGAATATACAAAATACATTCACTGGAAACTTATCTGGAGCCTCTCTCAAGACTTACAATAATAGTAAGGTAAGAAAGGGGGAGACTATTAAGAATCCATCTGCTCATGCAAAGGGGTACTTAAAATGGGTAGAAGATGCATTTCAAAAGAATATAGACAAACTCAAGACCCCTGCTCGTAAACAGGACTTGGAAAAAAAGAAAAAAGAAACTGTTCGTGAACTTGCAAAACACACGAAGAATTTGACTAGTATTATTGAGTTTCAGAACCATATTGTTGACGCAAAGATGGGGGTCGTAAAGAAACTAAATACTGTTAAGAGCATTGGAACTTTCATCAAAACAGCCAATGGGTTCAAAGTTGTAAACCCAGAAGGATATGTTGCAATTGATAGAGTTACAGGTGGTGCAGTTAAACTAGTGGATAGAATGGAATTTAGTTTCAATAACTTTACTGCAATAAAGGCATGGGATAAATGATAAAGTTTTCAGAAATAAGAGAAGCTCGTGGTGACACTTGTGTATTTACCTTTGGTAGATTCAACC